GGAGTATATATGGGAGATGCGATTAAAATCTATGCGCAATGAGGCAGGAACAAATGTATCTGGTAATTTTAGTATATCATATTTATTAAGCAGTAATTATCTTGAATTTCTTCCTACTGGTGCAGTCTCTGGACAAAGTGACATTCTTGAATATGGCTCTGACAATGACGATAAATCTTCCACAGTCTTTAGCCTTGACACATACCTTGGTGATGGGCCAAGTAAAACGACAGATGGAGGATTAAAAGTACTTGAATCTGGCACATATCAAAATAGTAGTAGTTGGGATGTAAGCAGCGGATCAGGATTTAATAATGTAACTCAGCTATTAGTAAATGAAGTTATACGCGGACAACTTACACCAAAGTTGCGTATGGTTGATATGCCATTCCAAAATCTTACAGTTGACAATCCATACCTACCTCATAAAGTAATAGAATATTCTTCTGGATATTACGTTTTTGAAAGAGGTAGTTTTGATTTAAAAACAGAGATTTGGCAAGGTGATTACTTTAAAATAGAACTTGATGCCTAATTACACCGAAAGAACAGTTTTATCGAAACCTCGTGATTTTAACGAAGTTGCTAATAATGCAGGCAGCGGAGGAGTGGTGAATAATAATGTGACCGAAACAATAAATAACGTTACCGTTACAGGTTCAGCAGTTAATATTTTTAACCAAGAATTTATTAATACATCTTCCAATGTTTTAACCTGGACACAAAATGCAGGTGTTCTTCCAGTTACTAATTTGGCTGCATCTGTCCATGTTTATCAGAATGGGCAAAAATTAATATTAAGTCAATATGTTATAACTGCACCTGCTACTATTACTATTGATTCAAACACGCATTACGATGGAAGTAATTACATTGTTTTTGCAATAAACATAAACTAATGGAAGAAATAAAAGCACCAAAGAAAGAAAGAAAGTTTTTAAAAGGCCTTGGCGAGATTGCCCTTGTACTTATCCGTGAGCTTGTGCTTGGCATTGGCAAAAAGGTAATTAACAAAGTAGGCAATAAACGACAGGGTTTTGTTATTGCTATTGTTGTTTTAGCATCCTCTTTTGCCTTTGCCCAATACCCATCAACGGGAAACAAACAAAGGTTAGGTTATCAGAGTACTGGCGATGGGCTGGTTTTTAGAGGAAGATCAGCCGATACAGTAAGCCTTAAACCTTCTACTATAAATAATGCCTACCATCTATTTGACACAGTTAACAACGTCTTATTTAGCTATATCAAGACTAAAGGAGGATGGAAGTTTAATAATAGCGATACGGTAATTATAAACGGTGTTACTATGCCATTTGATTCTATTACCTTTAACACAGCCAAAGATGGCACGGTAGGAGTTGGCGAAGTAGAATATAACGATACTCAAGGCTCTTTGATTCAAGGCTTAAAAGGTGGTAATGTAACTAATATAATAGGTCAGCAATTACACCAAAGGGTAAACAATCGAACAGGCGCAACATTGACAAAAGGAACGGCTGTTTATTTGTCAGGAAGTCAAGGAAATAGAATTACGGTTGCAAAAGCCTTAGGTGTTACCAATGCTTTTTCGGCTAACACTTTTGGAATAGTAGCAGAAAGCATATCAAATAATCAAAGCGGATATGTAATAACAGAGGGATTATTAACAGGAATAAATACAAGTGCTTTAGTCGAAGACTCAGCTGTTTATCTTTCGCCAACGGTGGCAGGTGGATTAACATCAACCAAACCTCAAGCACCTCAACACACCGTTTATATTGGTGTTTGCGTTAAAAGTAATCCTGGCTCTGGGGAATTGTTCGTCAAAATTCGTAACGGTCAGGAATTGAACGAATTGCACGATGTTCGCATAACATCGCCTGTAAATAATGCCTCACTTTATTATAAATCAAGTGAAGGCATTTGGCGCGACACAACGCCAACACTTTTAGTAAGCGATACGGCTTCGATGCTTACAAATTATTTAAGGTCAGGGGTTGCGAGCAATACCTATTTGCCGTTGGCTGGTGGTACATTAACAGGAGCTTTAAATGGAACAACAGCTACATTTAATACACGTTTAGGCGTTGGAACATTTACAGGCTCACCTTCTTTATTTACTGGAGGTCCTGGTAATCAAGAAGTCCATTTTGCACATAATCAAAATATAGCTGGTGCAACAGTAACACTTAGATTAACAAATGACAATGCAAGTTTTTTTAACCAAGGTGCATATTTTCAAGGCATTGTAAACAGAGGTATAAATGAAATGTCTGCTGCATTGGGAACTAATGGTTCTGAATACATAAGATTAAGAGGTGTTGACGATGGAGGTATTGTTGGTGTTGGTATTTTTAACGATAATCCATCTTATAATTTAGATTTGACAGGAACTTTTAGAGCAACAGGAAACAGTTTAATCGGTGGCACTTTCGGTGTAACAGGCGCAACAACATTGTCAAACCTTGCAGGATCAGGCACTCGCATGGTTACGGCAAGTTCTACAGGATTATTAAGCACTCAAACCATTCTAACACCAACAACAAGGGGCTCAAACACATTTACTTTGCCTGACATTGGGGCTATTTCATTTCTTAGATACAATGCGGATAATACGGTAAGTCAAAGGGGAGCGGATGGAATGCGAAGCGATTTAGGAGGTACGACCGTTGGACAAAATATGTTTACTTTAACCAATCCTTCTGCAATAACTTTCCCAAGGTTCAACGCTGATAATACGGTGACTGCCTTAGATGCTGCAAGTTTTAGAACGGCTATTGGTGCAGGTACTGGAAGTGGAAGCGGAACTGTAACAAGTGTTACAGCTGCAACACCTAATCCAAATGGTTTAAGCGTAACAAATAGCACAACTACACCAGTTATTTCAATGGCATTAGCTGCAAGTGGGACAACAGGAGTTGTAAGTAATACTACACAATCATTTAGTGGTGCTAAAACATTTTTATCAGATATAAATGGTAGTTCTGCATTAAACATTACAGGCTTTAGCACTTTAACAGGAGGGGCAAGTGTTGGTACTTTAGCAACTACATCAACTTTAACTCGTGTTCTTGGTATAAACGCGTCAAATGCAATAGGAGAATTAAGTCTTGGTACTGGAATGAGTGTAGGAAGTGGTGTTTTAAGTGTACAGGCTGCTGGAGCAAGTCAAACAGGATTAGTGACATCTTTAACACAAACCTTTGGAGGTAATAAAACATTTAATGGTACAGTTACTTTAGCATCTGCAACGGGAACTGCTACAAGTGTTATTGGAAGGAGTAGCACAGGGCAAGTAGTTGATTTAACTTTAGGAAGTGGATTGAGTTTAACAAGTGGAACATTAACTGCAACGGCTGGCAATGATGTAAATATATATCTTGCTATAAACGGTCCTGGAATTACTTTATCTTCAAGTTTTGGTGTTTATTCACATTGGTATGTAAATATTAATCAAAGTTCAACTGTTACAATTACTTTACCATCAGCAAGTGATAATATTAACAAAACACTTGTAATAAAAAATTCTGGAACTGGTGCAGTAAATTCAAATACAACAAACGTAGAACCATTAAATAGCACAACTTTAGGTACAGCTATAATGACATCGGGAGGAGGTAAATACGCTACACTTGTAAGCAATGGAAGTAATTGGATTAAAATGGCTGGAAACTAAATACTATGAAATCAATAATACTAAAGTTATTTTATCAGTCGTGGGAATTTATTTCATTCTCGCTATGTTGTGGTTTTATTGCCTCATTTTTTATTCCCATTAAAGGATTTTTATTATTTACTGTTGCCGTTGTTTTTGCGGACACAATAACCGGAATAAAAGCAGCAAAGAAAGAAAATCAGCGTATAAGTAGTAAGGGTTTATATCGCACGACAGAAAAAATAGTAGTTTATTTTGTAGCTATTTTAATCTTTGAAGGTGCAAAAAATACATTTTCAATTCCTTTCCCAATTACATACATGGTAGCAATGATGATCTCTGCGACAGAATTATTTAGCGTAGCGGAAAACATCAAGAGGATTACTGGTGTTGAATTAGGGACATTAATAACAAGATTTTTCAAAAAGTAACCATTAAATAAATTTATATGTCAAACGAAGTTTTAGGAGTAAAAGAAACAAAAGAAGTTTTAAACTTTGGTTTCGACTTATTAGAGGCAATTATTAAATCTTTGGAAGACAAGAAGTTTTCTATTGTGACTGATTCACCTCGATTTGTACCTGTTATTTTTTCAGCTGCAAAAGCATTTGCTGGCATTGAAATGGTAAAGCAGGAGCTTACTGACCTTACACCGGAAGAACAAGATGAACTTGTTAACGAGTTAAAACAAAGATTTGATTTAAAGAATGATGCAGTTGAACTACTTGTTGAAGATGTTTTGGATCATGTTTTCTTAACGATTAAACTTGCTAAAAGATTTCAATCTATTAAGCAGCAGTAAAATATAGGCGCAGAAGAATCGCTACCTTAGGCAGCCGAGGGGAGTAGATTAATTTCTATTCCCCTTTTTTAAAAAAAAAACGATGCTAAAGAAAATATTTCCCAATACACATGAATTTTTAGATTATCAAGTATATCAAAAGGATAGATATTGTTTATTTATATCTGATGTGCATTTAGATAGTGTTCATTGTGATAGAATTAAATTAAAGCAACATCTTGATTTGGCTTTAGAAAGAAATGCTAAAGTTTTTATTTTTGGTGACCTATTGGACTTAATGCAGGGAAAATATGATCCTCGTTCTAATAAAGCAGATTTAAATCCAAAATACAATACTGCAAGATATATAGATGAAGTAATTAAAGATGTGGTGGAATTTTTAACACCATACAAATCAATCTTAGCTTTCTATTCACCGGGTAACCATGAAACGAGCGTTGAAAAAAGAATAGAATATGGCATAGTTGATAAAATTTGTTATCAGTTAGAAATGAGTCAAGGTAATTACTCGGGCTACATTTATTGCAGATTTTTCGCTTATTTAGAGGAAAGTACAAAATTACCTTTAATTATTGGATATCACCACGGGTATGGAGGAGGTGGACCCGTAACAAAAGACGTTATACAAACGGCAAGAAAAGCCGTTTATCTTCCAGATGCAAATGTTGTTATTAGTGGTCATACGCATGATAGATGGATTGTTCCAATTACGCGAAATAGAATTTCAAGATACGGAGAAAGTATAGACCAACAATGGCACATTAAAACGGGAACTTATCAAAACGCACCTATTGATTTTAACGGTTATGCTATCGAAAAGGGTTTAGCGCCTAAATCAGGGGCTGGTATATGGATGAAATATACGATTGGCTCTGACCTTAAATTAAATTATAATTTTCAATTTGCAGAATGAAACCAAATGAATTTTTAATATGCCTTGATGCCGGGCATGGTGGCATGAGGAATGGCACAGGGCCAGAGAAATATGTTACCTATCCATCAAAGTGCATTCAACATCGCACAGGCAAATTCCATTCCTATGGATGGTTTTTTGAAGGAGTATTTAATCGCTCATTAGCTAACTATTTGGAGCAATACCTATTAGACTATGGCTTCCAAGTTAAAAAGATATACGAGCCTATTAATGACACAACATTGACCAAACGCTGCCAACTTGCAACATCCTACGCAAAAGCAGCTCAACACTCTATTTTGGTTTCTATACATGGCAATGCTGCCTCACCTACTGCCAGAGGTTGGGAGATATTTACATCACCAGGAGAAACAAAGTCGGATCTTCTTGCTACTTGCATTGGCGAGCAAGTCCAAACAGCTACTCCAGGCTGGGTGCATAGAGCTGATTATACAGACAATGACTTAGACAAAGAGGCAAGGTTTCAAATGCTTACTGGTGTGACAATGCCTGCGGTGTTGTCGGAGAATGGATTCTTTACCAATTATTCTGATGCTGGATTAATGATTGATATAAAGTGGCAGCAAACTATCGCTAAAGCGCACGCAAAGGGCATCTTAGACTACGCTGTGCAGCAAGGTGTAGTATGGGAATAAAAAAGGCGCAAGTATCTCTCTTGCGCCTCTCAAACACCTTTTCTAAACACTCACAAACATTAATTAACAACTATATTTAGCAATAACTTATTTATTATCCTTACGGCTGCCTCTTTGACATCTTCTTTTTCGTTTTTAATATTAATAACTTGCCATAACAAAGATACCATTCTTTCCGGATTCATGTATTCATAGAATTTTTTGTTTTTTTCATCTTTCGAATTATAAAAAGATATAAGTGTTGATGCAGAGCTTACAACATTATTTGTTTTAATTCCTTTTGGATATTTCATTACCATAGCCTCACAAAGTGCTACTTGATTTTTATCCAGTCCATAATTTTTAGCAGTCATGTGTTACAATTTTTAAAAGTGAAAGTTTTGTTTTTTCTTGTTTCATTTAAAATATGCTCTTGCTATTAACGCTAATTGAAAAGCGTCAATTTCATCTTGTGATAATTTTTTGTTTCCGGTCACTTCGAGCTTCATTCCTTTAATTACGGACATTGCATAATCTACGGTCCATTTGCTTCCTTTATCTTGTGGTGATATTCCTTTCACTGTATGTCCGTACAATTCTAACCAATCTATTGTAAATCGACTTGCTCCTTGGTTCATGCCGACATTACGGCTGATTTTTGTTCTTGCCCTTCCATCAACATATTTTCTAAAAGTAATATTTTGTAGGCTTGAATCTTCCACTACTACTTTTATGTCTGTTGCCCAGGTCAAAGCGTCTTTTGCCCAATCAGCAAGTTTTTTGTACTTTCCAAAATAAACTTTCTGCTCATCAATGATACAAACGGCAAAGCCATTTAATCGCATTGATGGGTCAATGCCTACGAATTTTGCCATAATTTATTTTTTTATTTAGAAAGTTAGTTTTAACATACTTGCTTACAAATTTTAAAAGTCCAATGTAGTCATAGTATTTATTTTTATACTTCCATACACCTGCTAATGGAAAATATTCTATGTTTTGTGTGCCGTAAGTCATGAA